GCTCCACGGTCGGAAAGATGTGTGGCAGCTCCACGGTCGGAGAGATGTGTGGCAGCTCCACGGGCGGAGAGATGTGGGACAGCTCCACGGTCGGAGAGATGTGGGACAGCTCCACGGCGAGGGATTTTAAAAACTACCCCAACATAAAAATCCACATCCCGAAGGGCGGTAAATTTGAGATGGTTGAGCATGAGGAGGAAAAGAAATGCGACGACTGATTGACGAAAGCGCACTGAAAAAGAGCATAGAAAAGTGGCTGAACCCAGATCCAAACGCAGACAGAATGGTGAATATAGATGACATAGCGGTGTCTGTGATGATGGAGATTGAGGAGCAGCCAACGGCCTACGATGTGGACAAGGTAGTGGCGGAGCTGGAAAAGATGGCAGACAAGGCCAATGATAATATCATGGCATCTGAACAACCGCAGTATCACGATGGATATGAGGACGGAGTGCTTGCGGCTATCCAGATAGTAAAAGGAGGCAGCATAGATGGCGATTAAACCGATTTTATTCAATACAGAGATGGTTCGGGCAATTCTGGACGGGCGGAAAACCTGTACCCGGCGGGTGGTAAAAACCAGACGAAAAGACGCTTGTGGGTTCTACGTCACGAAAAGACTGGACGGCTCATTTGCCGGGATATATGAATATGATGAAAATGAAAGTATGTTTGACAACCAATTGAAACCACCGTATCAGCCGGGCGATATCCTGTATGTTCGGGAGACGTGGGGAGAATGGACGGACGGATACTTGTACAAGGCATGGAATTATGGGACAAAACCATTAAGAAATCAGACCTTGACCGTTATGGCTGGGCTGCGAACCCGTTTGTTTGGGTGATAGAATTTGAGCCGTGTGAAAAGACAGAGGAGGAAAGAAGATGAAAGCAAGACCTAAAACATTCATAACCTACACAGTACAAACATTCAATGGCGATGCGGAAGTATGGGTACATTGCTGGCCACAGCAGAAATGGGACTATCTGGAGGACAGGGGCAAGGTGATTTTGAGCCGAAAAAACATGAGCATGTCTCTGCCGAAAGAAGAGATCGAAAAGCATTGGAAGGTGGTGGAAGAATGAGATACAGAAAGAAACCTGTAGTTGTAGACGCGTTCCAGTATGACGGTGATCTGATGCGCTCTAACGGTGAGTGGAGCTGCCCTGATTGGGCGAAAGAGGCTTTCCAAATAGGCACACTCTACTACGATTCGCCGAGTGGCGAAGAACCGCCGACAGAGCTGTATATCGAGACCCTGGAAGGACGACACCATGTATCGGTTGGAGACTACATTATCCGGGGTGTGGCCGGGGAACTTTATCCGTGCAAGCCGGATATATTTGAACAGACTTATGAGGTGGTGGAAGAATGAGCAAAAAAATAAAGTGTTGCGACTGTGAAAATCTAATGGAATGGGAGATCCCGTTTGCGGTGAATGATGATAATTATGAGTATTGCCTGTCAAGCCTTTTAATAGTAAAGAACTTACAGCAGTGTGGTGTATATGGCAGAGGAATGCGGCCTAAACAAGAAAGGTATTGTAAATACTTTGAAGGGAAAAAAGAGAAATTCTCGTCCATGCAGAAGGATATTGAGAACCTTGAAAAGCTGCTTGCAGAATATGAGAAGGAGAAAGGACTGAAAAAGAATGAACGAGCAGGAAGCGATTGAATACCTGGCTGGAAGAATTGAAGGAATATCAATCCATCGGCACACCGGAGCAGTGCCAGGAAGCTGTGGAGAAGCAGACAGGTAAAAAGCCTACTGCGGTACTTGGGATTTTTGGCGGCACAGAAAACGAATGCAAGAATTGCGGAAACGATGTGAGGTATCGAGACGAATACTGCCGGTGGTGTGGTCAGAAATTAGATTGGAGTGATGGGGAATGAGCGAAAGATGCGTAAAAGAAGAAACAGAAGCATTATTGCGAGATATACAGGAGTATCGGGGATTGAGTGATCGGGTTAGATCCATGTTTGGAGATGGCGCAACCTTGAAGGATGTTGTGGATTCATTGGAACGGAAAGTTCTGGAACCAGAGAAACCTGACCCGGTTAATGCAAGAATCCTGACATACGAAGAATCAGCCATGTGGGACGCATATAGGGCTATCGGGACACCGGAGCAGTGCAGAGAGGCGATAAATAAGCAGATGCGGCTCCCGGTAAATAATCAGGAAGGTGATTCGTATTACTTCCTGACGGGGAACTGTCCTGTATGTGGATTCCGAATGATAGCAAGAGGAAACTACTGTATCAACTGCGGGCAGCGGCTTTCATACAAGGACACTTTCACTGCCGAAATTATTAACAACATAATCAGGGCAAAAAAATAACCACCCATTGGCCACTCTTGCAATGGAAACGGGGATTGACCATATTGTTGAAGTGAGCAAAAAGGAGGGCGAGGACGAATGAGCGAAACCGTAACGTGTGCCAGCTGCGTAAACCTTAACAAGGACGGCTGGTGCGAGAAGATAGCGGATAGCCCGTATCCAGACACCGGGCGGTATTGCGGCTATCACTAGACAGCCACAAATGCTGATATAATCCGGCGTATGAAGGACGCAGAACTTGCAAGATTTTTGTGCGACATCAGCTCATGCCGGAACTGTATGGCAAAAAGGTGCTGCGGTTTGGGACAGAATGGATTCTTGGACTGGCTGAAGGAGGAGAGCAATGGGCAAAAGCATGGCAAGTAAACAGAACGGCTACTTTGCCGCCGTGTCAAGGCAGAGAAACGATGTATATAAGACCCAGAGAGGGAAGAAGAGGAGGAAATAACATGGCTGAAATGGGAATGGTAACAGATAGACCGGTGCAGAATCCGAGTATTGCAGACTACGGAAAAGAGTCTCTGGCATACCTGAAAGAAACAAAAGGCGTATTAGTGTCTATGCTCGGCAACATCACATCATGCAGGACAGTCGAGGAAGAAGAGGGACCAGTAACTTGCCTGCGTGATAATATGGCCGAAATCAGAGAGACAGCAATGCAGATCCGAGAAATCGCAAGAAATATCAACATAGCGTTGTTTAACGAATAAAAGCAGAAAGGGAGGAGAATGAAACATGAGTAGCTTTTGGAATTTTGAACGCAACCTAAATATTGTATGCCCATATTGCGGCAGAGAATATGAACAATCATACGAAGAAACTTGTATCGGTGGCGAACCTGTAGATTGCTATACCGATGGTGAAGAAACATACACATGTGAAGAATGTGGGAAAAAATTTACCATGCAGGGTGAAAACGTGTGGATATACGAAACAAAAACCATTGATGGCGAATGCACAGAGGAAGAAGCAGAAGAGAAAGGATGGGTGTAAGCATGAACATCTACATCAGCGGCCCCATGCGGGGCGTGGACAACTACGATACACTTTTCAGAGCAGCAGAAATGAAGCTGAAAGAGGGCGGACATAATGTTGCTAATCCGGCAGATCTGGATCTTGATGGTCTTACCAGGGAGCAAATGCTCAACGTAGACCTGGCTTTTCTGGATCTGTGCGATGCAATCTATATGCTCAAAGGCTGGGAGCAGTCCTGCGGAGCAAACCGGGAATACGGGTATGCACTGGCCAAGGGAATGGATATTATGTTTGAGAGGGACGAGTAAACAGTGGGGAGGTGAATCTGATGGAGAAGCTTAAACCGTGCCCGTTCTGCGGCGGGAAGAATATACGTATTTGGATGAACACAAATAGACATTGGGTATCGTGTGAAGACTGTCTTGCAAGTACAGCCTGCACACTAACAGAAGAAAAAGCAGTTAAATATTGGAACAGGAGGGCAAAAGTTGAACAATAAGTTGATCTATCGAAAAAGTTGAACAATTAGTTGAAGTATCGGAGGGAAAATTGATGGAAAAATTGAAACCGTGCCCGTTCTGCGGGGGAGAGCCCGAAATGGTCAATTATAGCGAACATGAATGGCTGGTGAATTGCCCGACATGTTGCGGAATGGTGGAAAGATGGCGGGAGACAGAAAAAGAAGCGGCAGAGCAGTGGAACAGGAGGGTAAACGATGACAAATAGAGAAGCGTATAAGGATAAGCTGGATGAAATGCTTGCGGTGATGATCGCAGTGGTGAAAGGAAAGCCAGTACCTTGCGAAGACACGGATTGCCGAGAGTGTGATTTTGAGGGGAGATGCACAGAAAGAGAAGATGCGGTTCTTGACTGGCTCAATGCCGAATACCAGGAGCCGCCTGTGGACTGGAGCAAGGTGCCGATTGACACGCCAGTTCTGACGTCGCTCGATGGAGAATCTTGGAGCCGTCAATACTTTGCCGGTATAGGTGATGATGGAAAACCAGAAACATTCTATGGCGGTACTACATCATGGAGTAATTGCATAATTGAGCATTGCGGTCACAACTATGTGAAGCTTGCGGAGGGGAATGAATGACCGCACAGCACGAAGATTACAGCTGTGATGATTTTTGGGACGATTACGACATATGCTATGAGTGCTCCGGATACGGCGATGATTACAGTATTGACGAGGACGGCGAACTGGTATGCAACTGTTCGGAGTGCCCGAACAGGCCCGGTTGGTGGGATGAGTAGCGACGGTATGTAACTGCATAAGGAGGAGTGATAGGATGCGGAACAGGTACAAGAAACTGGAAGATCACGGAGTATACCCGGAAGATGTTAAGCCTCTTCTGGAGCGGTGCAAGAAGGCTACACCAGAGGAGCGCCACTGGCTTCTCCACGCCTGCATTGATGCTTCACCGGAAGGGATGGAGTTTCTGGTATACGAAAGTCTGGCAATGGGAAAGAGCTATGACCAGATATCCAGGACAGATTACATCCCGATGAAGTCCGACGACTTCTACGGATACCGGCGAAAGGCCATGTCGAAGTTCTATGACTTCCTGCGGATGTATGGCCGGGTATAACGTGGTGATGGGAAAAACGTGGGGATGTAGGATAATAGAGGAAGATGGAGGAGTAGCATGGATGTTGTGAATCTTAAGATTAAGGACTTACAGCCTTATGAGAAGAATCCCCGAAAAAATGACGGTGCTGTTGACTATGTGGCGAATAGCATTAAGAAATTCGGGTTCAAGGTTCCGATTGTTGTCGACAAGGATAATGTTATTGTGGCCGGACACACACGCTATAAGGCGGCGAAAAAGCTGGGGCTGAAAGAAGTCCCGGCTATCGTTGCAAGTGACCTGACCAATGAGCAGATTAAGGCCTTTCGGCTGGCGGATAATAAGGTGGCAGAGCAGGCCGAATGGGACTATTCGTTGCTGGCCGATGAGCTTGACGAGATTCTGGACATCAATATGCAGGATTTCGGATTTCCAGACATGGAGCCGCCGGAAGAGAAAGAACCGGACTATTACGGCGCAGAGCGGGAACGCACATTCGATGCTTACAATCTCCATGACGTGGACGAGGAACGCCTGACGAAAAAGTGGCAGATGCCAATCATCAAAAAGTGTACCTATATCCCCAAGGACTTAATCTCATTCAACTATGCCAAGACCTCAAAGGAGTATGAGAAGGGCGTGCATTTCTATGTCGACGATTACCAGTTCGAAAGAATCTGGAACGCTCCGCACGATTATGTAGACATACTCCGGAAGTTCGACTGCATCCTGACGCCTGACTTCTCACTCTATACCGAGATGCCGTTGCCTATGCAGATCTGGAACGTGTACCGCTCCAAGATGGTAGGACAGATCATGCAGGACTACGGCCTGATGGTGATACCAACGCTGCAATGGTGTCGGGAGGATTCCTTCGAATTCGCGTTTGATGGCATAGAGCCTGGCGGCGTGGTATCGGTATCCACGATAGGCGTTAAGCAGCAGCCGGACGCTAAGAAGATATGGACAGCTGGGATGGACGAAGCCATGCGACAACTTAATCCGAAAGCAGTGGTCGTATATGGCGGGGATATCGGGTATGATTTTGGAAAAGCGAAAGCGGTTTACATAAGTAATCATAACGCAGAAAGGATAGGACGTGGAAAAACTTAATCTTCAGCTTTTTGGAGGTAGGGGGCAAGTGGAATAAGAAACAGCCCGCTTGAAAAGAATGCAAAGCCGAGAGAGATCGAAACGCAGTATAGAGCTACATCTGGAAGCCAACGTGGATATATCGGCTACAAAGATGAAGTTTTGGAAGCAAAAGCCGATAAAAATGGGAAAGTCACATTCGAGTATGCCACCCCGAAGAAAAGAGGAAAGACAGCAAAGACGAATAGAACGGAGTATGTGACATTTGAGGTATCACATGGAGCTGTTAATGGAACCGTATTCGGAGTTAATCTCAACAAAGCCACTTCTGTATCAGGGCAGACCTATGGCATAAGAGAAGAGATTAAAAAGAACGGATTCAAGTGGGATGGAAAGACAAAAGCATGGGTGAAACAGAAGTAGGAGAGTGAAGTATGCGGATTGAGCATTTTAGATACCTATTCAACAGACTGAACGGATTCTACCTGAAAAAGCATATCATTGTATTCAGAAAACCTCTGGAAATCTGGAACGAACAGACAGGGGAATCTGTGAACTTCAAAAGCGTGGATGAATTACTTGACTATGAGATTGATGGCGAGACCGTCAGGAAAATCATAGAAAGTCAGGAGACACTGTATGTCCCACCTCTGGAGGGGGGGGCGTGGAGCCGGGGGAGGAGAAAAGACGTTCAAATTCAACCATGCCCGTGACGGTGGGAAGGATAAGAGCAAGAGCCTTCTTCCGGCTTATGCGAATACCAGAATCAAGTCCAAGACCCTTGAAGGGGCTATGAATGAGTTTCAACGCAGATTCAAAAATTCGGATCATGAATGGGCTTATGAAGTGGATGAGCAGGGATATGTACATCAGTTCGTAGAAGGTAATAAGTCGAGCGTGCGTATATCCAGCCGTGGACGCAATACGATGATACTGCACAACCACCCAAGCGGAGGGGCTTTCTCTGATGCAGACCTTATTTCTACATCAATGGAAAGAAACTCAAAAGGTATCGTAGCATCAGGCAGAAAATATGACTATGTATTCACGAAAGGGACGCACTTCAAGGCCAACAGTTTCATCAAGGCGGTAAAGACGGCCAAGATGAAGGGCAAAGACTTTGACGATGCAGCCGATAAGTGGCTGAAAAAGAACCAGAAAGAATATGGGTATAAATATTACCGCAAAAAGAATTAGGGTAACGAGATGGTAGGATGGCGAACGAAAGGAACCTAAGTAACGGAACGCAAACACAATTCCAAAGCGGCGAGAAAGCGGCGAGAAACGGCAGAAAAGGCGGTATTGCGTCAGGTGTGGCAAAGCGGCAAAAAAAGACACTTTCCGACCTTGCAAAAATGATAGCTGACAACCCTGCCCCGGATGCCGCCAGAAGAAAACTAGAGCAGATAGGCATAGAAGCCGAGGATGCCAGCAATAACGCCGTAATCGTGGCTTCTGTGTACTCTAAGGCTGTCAAGGGTAATATGCAGGCCGTAGAGAAGTGGGAGCAGCTCGTAGCGGAGACCAAGGAAGATACCGGGAAGTATGAGTTGCCCGCCCGGGTGCTTGGTAGGGCGTTCGTGGATATCAACAGGCAGATCCGCCCGAATATGGAATATGTGTTCGAGGGCGGACGTGGCGGTCTGAAATCCTCTTTCGTGTCGTTGAAAATCATAGAGCTGATTAAGAACAACTCGCAGATGCACGCCTGTATCACTCGTCAGGTGGCCGGAACACTGAAAGATTCCGTGTACGCTCAGATGAAATGGGCTATACATGAGTTGGATCTGGACGAGGAGTTCAACTGCAAGGTATCGCCGCTGGAGATTATCTATACCAAGACAGGACAGGTAATCTACTTCCGAGGTCTGGATGATGAAACGAAGTTGAAATCCATCAAGCCTCCCTTCGGTTACATTGGAATCCTCTGGAAAGAGGAGAAAGACCAGATGAAAGGCGACGCACAGGAGCGTTCGGTTAATCAGTCCGTGCTCCGTGGCGGTAATGAATCCTATGATTTCTCGTCCTACAACCCGCCGAAAAGCAAAAGCAGCTGGGTACACCGCATTAAGCTACAGCCTAACCCGAAGCGGATCATCCATCATTCCTGTTACACTGAAGCTCCGCCGGAGTGGTTAGGCCAGAAGTTCATTGATGACGCGGAGCACCTGAAAGAGGTCAACCCGGAAGCCTATGAGCATGAATACCTGGGCGTAGCGAACGGAGACGGCGGCAATGTGTTCGAGTATATTGAACTCCGAGAGATTACAGACGAAGAGATTGCCCGGATGGACAAGATATACCAGGGCGTAGACTGGGGCTGGTATCCTGACCCCTATGCGTTCATTCGGATATACTACGATGCGGCCAGAGAGACGATATACTTCATTGACGAGATTCGGGAGAACAAGAAATCCAACACCTATACAGCTGGGGAGATTAAGGCTCGTGGGTATGATGATTATGCACTTATCTGTGATAGCGCGGAGAAAAAGTCTGTATCTGACTACCGGGACGAGGGCCTACCAGCCAGAGGGGCGGAGAAAGGCCCCGGAAGCGTCGAATACTCCATGAAGTGGCTGCAAGGAAAGAAGCTGGTTATGGATCCACGCCGTACTCCGGAAGCCTGCAAAGAGTTCACAGAGTATGAGTACGAACGGGACAAAGATGGAAATGTAATAAGCGGGTACCCGGACAAGAACAATCACTTCATCGACGCGACACGATACGCAACAGAGCCGATATGGAAGAGAAGGGGAAGCAGCGCATAATGGGACTTATATCAACAATTAGAAGGTGGATAAGCATGTTATTTAAGAGCCAAGCAGAAAAAGACTTCCAGATTACCACCCCGGACTATGCGGAGATGGACGCAGTGGTGAGCACCTGCGCCAACATATACGCAGGCCGTCCGCCGTGGGTGAACGAGAAAGACGGGGTTAAGACCATCAACTTCGCTAAGTCCCTGTGCTCCGAGACGGCGCGGCTCACTACTCTTGCAATCGGCGTGACCATCGACGGCAGCGCAAGGGCTGAATGGCTCCAACAGCAGATTGACAAGTCATATTTCCAGATCCGCCACTGGGTAGAGTACGGATGCGCCTATGGTACGGTGTACATCAAGCCGAACGGCCAGACCCTGGACGTATTCACGCCGGGGGATGTTCTGATAGTGGACTATGATAACTTGGGCGTTAATGGTATCATATTCAAGGATACATACACAGAGGGCAACAAGCATTATACGCGCCTTGAATATCACAGATTCGTGTCAGCGGACAATGAGGGCTATGAGCCGTACATTATCACGAATAAGGCTTACGTATCCCGGAAAGAGGACAGCATTGGAAACCCGATACCGCTGGAAGAGACCAGATGGGCCGGGCTGATGGAAGAGACGCCGCCCATCCTCAAGGGTGACGGCACCAGACTGGACGGCCCCATGTTCGGTATGTTCAGGACGCCGCAGGCCAACAATGTTGACATGAGCGTACCAACGGGCTTACCGATATTCCGAGAAGCCATCGAGGAGCTGAAAGACCTTGACACGGCATACAGTCGGAACGCCGGGGAGATCTTCGACAGTGAAAAGATCATCCTTGCGGACGATACCTTGATGATGCCGTCCGGCGTGAACCTTAAGAATACGACGGAAGCCACGAGGGATCAGACACGAAAAGACATGAAGCTCCCGCACTACGTTAAGAATGTATTCGGCAATGGAACCAACTACTTCTATCAGGAGATTAACCCGCAACTCAATACAGATGTTCGGCTGGCCGGAATCAATGCGCTACTGTCACAGATAGGATACAAGGCTGGATACAGTAATGGGTACTTCGTATTCAATGAGAAGTCCGGCATGGTGACAGCTACACAGGTAGAAGCAGACGACCGCCGGACGATTCAGCTTATCAAGGATGTACGGGATAAGCTGGAGGACTGCCTGAATGGTGTAATCTATGCACTCAATGTATTTGCTGACCTGTACGGTCTGGCTCCGGTGGGTGCTTATGAAACAACTTACGACTTTGGTGATATCACGTACAACCGGGAAGAGGATAGGGCCAGATGGTGGCAGTACGTGACACAGGGCAAGGTTCCGGCCTGGAAGTACTTCGAGAAGTTTGAGGGTATGTCCGAAGAGGAAGCGAAAGCAATGGTGGAAGAAGCCAAGCCAAAAGAAGAGCCGGGTCTTTTCGTAGAGGAGTGATAGGATGACCCACACAAGCCGAAAGGATGGTGATCCGCACATCTCCCGGCCACTGGGTAAGTGGTGAATAATCAGCTAGGAGGGAGTGATACAATATGCTTGAACCGGAGTATCTTAGACGGGTATCAGAGGGAAGCGAGCAGATTGCATCCTCCCTCCATGATTATATTATCCAGCAGATTATTAAGAGAATCATGTTGCGAATCGGGCGCGGTGAGGAATACCTGCTCACGTCATCAGACGCATGGCGGATTAAGACCTTGCAGGAATCCGGGTATCTTCTTGATGATATAACGGTAGAAATTTCCAAACGGACAAAAAGGCAGAAAAAGGAAATCAAGGCCGCAATGGAAGAAGCCGGAGTTAAGGCCCTGGATGCCGACCACAAGGTATATCAGGCCGCAGGGCTATCGCCGGAACCGCTCACGCAGTCCCCAGCGCTTATCCGGCTTATGGAGCGGAATATGCTGGCCACGGTCAACGAGTGGACGAACTTCACTCGAACCACGGCGCAGGCTGCGCAGGCCTTGTATATCACTGAATGTGACCTTGCTTATAACAAGGTGATGACCGGAACGGTAAGCTATACGCTGGCCGTCAGGGAAGCCGTAGACACGATTGTCAAGGATGGCGTGGTAGTCCGGTACCCAACCGGGCACAAGGACACCATAGAGACGGCCACGGCCCGGGCGGTGCGAACCGGCATAGCACAGGCCACCGGGGATATATGCCTGAAGCGCATGGAAGAAATGGATTGGGATATTATTCTGGTGTCCGCTCACGTGGGAGCCAGGACAGGTGACGGCGGGCAGAACCCGGGAAATCATGCGTGGTGGCAAGGCCAGTACTTTTCCCGGACTGGGAAAGATAAGCGCTTCACGGACTTCAAGGAATCCACCGGGTACGGGACTATAGAAGGCTTGTGTGGTGTGAATTGCCGCCACAGCTTTGGAAGCGGAACGGGAGAAGCCAAGGACAATCCATACAAGGATATTCTGACGGAGGATAATTATAAGGTTGAGCAAGCCGAGAAGCGACAGCGAGAGCTTGAACGCCGTATCCGCAAGACCAAGCGAGCTGTTTTGGGCTTGCAGGAAGCCGTAGACGGGTGCAAGGACGAACAGGTTAAGTTCTCCCTGCAACAGGAACTTGACCGTAAATCATACCTCTTACAGCGTCAGAATAAGGCATATAACGAGTATTGCAAGGCCAACGACCTCCGGCCACTGGCCGATAGGCTTAGAATAGCACAATGGAGCCGGGAGCAGGCCGCAAGAGCGCGGGGAGCTGCACGGCGGTACGAAAACGCAAAGGGAGCAGATTAATGTACTTATATGAATTAGGAAAAGCATTCATGACTGTATGCGTGGGGATTTCCACGATGGGAGCAGCGGGAACCATCATCTATAAGGCTTACGTGGAAGCCAAGAAGCCGCAGAAGGATGTCAACAGACGGCTGGACAACATCGAGAAGCGGCTGGACGGCATAGACCAGAAGCTGACCAACGATTATACCCAGATTAATCAGAATCGGGATGACATGAATCTGCTGATGCGCAGTATGTTCGATCTCATTGAGAACAAGATCACCGGGAACAATGTAGAGGGTCTAAAAAAAACCAGAGACGATCTGATTCACGCCTTAACAGACAAGTAAGAGGGGTTCACTTGAAGATCTACGATTTTACCGCACCGGAGCTGGCATATTATAAAAAGTTCTGCAATTTCGATTCCAGGGAAGCTGCCTTGTATGATTTACGGGCAAAGAATATCCCATTGGAGCAGTGCGCGGAGATTTTGGGGTATGAGAATATCCGCAAGCTAAGTCTGCGGGTCAATCGGAAGATTGTGAAAATGACGGATACCAGCCGGATGCGGGAATGGATAGATGCTGTATATTGGAAAAATGAGCTGAAAGGAGAATGATTATGAATACACAGGGCATGATACCGGCGAAAGAGAATGCAAACAAAAAAATATCGGATAGATACCAGAAAAAGACCTATGCAAAGGGCGCTACCTGCATTTATGGGGATACACTGTACAGGGCAAAAGCAGATATTACCACGGCGGAAGAGTGGACTGATGCTCACTGGGAAGAGACGAATATGGAGACCATCCGCGCCGAAATGGCGGCGGAGCTTAGTTCGTTAAATGCGAAGAATATAAACGTTGATCTTAATTTGACATCAAATGTCTCGTCTGTCCGAGAATATGCAAGATACAGCCAATATGGACATATTATCATCGTTGATATTGGCGGTATAGTCATAAACAAGACAGGTTTCTCCATGCGTATAGCGGCTGGTCTACCCAAAGGGATTACGAGAGCCGTTGGCTTTTTAGGGATCGATGCATCAAATGGTGGAGCAACTGCAACAGATATGTCGCTGATGTACATGATCCCATCGACAGGCGAGATGTATGCTCATATAATCAGCTCACTTGTTGGTAAACCCTTATATGGACAGATGGTCTACTTTGTTTAAGCAATCGTAACCTGTGCCTGTATCATATATCCTGCAAGATTACTATTGGTTGTTGAGAGTCGGTAATAATCGCCATATCTTTGAAGAGAGAGGAAACTTGCAAAATCTCCGGTGGCTCCGACTGCAATAGCACTTTCAAGTGTCATACCATATTCTTTTGGAAGATAGACACTCGTGGATACATAAGCTGTGCCGCCATACACCGGTTTGGGTGACATTGCAAAGTCAATATAGCACTCGCCTATATATGGTTGGATCTTCGCATTTAACGAACTAAGCTCCGCCGCCATTTCGGCACAAACAAGGAACTTTTGAGAGCTTTTCCAGGCATTTATAGAGCCTGTGAAAGGCTCTATTTTTGTGCGAAAATATAGCCATGAACAGATATGACCCTTACGCGGATCCAGATCCGCAGGAAGAGATCGAGATACCGATAAGGACAGATTACCGTGACATTATCGCGGCGGTGATGGAGGGCAAGCATGAACGGATATATGCCTTATATGATGAACATGGACGCAATGGCGGCAGAACAGGCGGCCTTGCAGCAGAGAATCCAGCAGATGGAGCAGCAGAGACAGCAGTATCAGCCGCAGACCCCGGCTCAAAATGTGAACTGGATACAGGTAGCAGGGATTGAGGGTGCTAAAAATCAGATTGTACAGCCGGGGCAGACAGCTTGGATGATGGACAATAATAGTCCAATGTTCTATGTCAAGTCTGTGGACGGCATGGGAAGCGCCACGTTTAGGGTTTTTCGATTCGAGGAGATTTCCCCGGACTGCATGGCTTCACATCCACAGCAGGCCCAACCGGACTATGTGACCCGCGCTGAATTCGAAGACCTGCTCCGAAAACTGGGAGAACCTACACTGGAAAAGGAGGATAAGACCTTATGAATCCATTAATGGCAATGATGGGCGGTGGCCGGAACAATCCGATGGCTATGCTCGGGCAGGTTATGGGAATGATTAATCAGGTGAGACAATCCGGGAACCCGCAGGCCATGATACAGCAGATGGCCGCGCAGAACCCGAACGTGAAAAAGGCTATGGATATGTGTCAGGGGAAGAACCCAGAACAGGTATTCAAGGATATGTGCCGCCAGAACGGCATAGATCCCGGACAGATAACCGGGATGATGAAATAAGCTATCTCGTCGGTGCGCAACGACTTGATAAATACAAGATAAGGAGATAACCAACATGACAGATGGAATGGGCTTAACAGCGGCTGACGTGGCTGCTGTAACCAGAAACGACAATGATAACATGTGGGGCGGCGGTGGCTGGTGGATCTGGATCATTTTGATTGCGTTCCTCTTCCCGATGATGAGCGGATGGAATCGTAACGGCGTTGAGACAGGCGTACAGGACAACTTCATCAGTGATGAATTTGTCAAACGCGACATTTTCAACACAAACCAGAATGTAAGCAACACAGCTTGTCAGACCCAGAGAGACATTCTGGAAAACCGGTACACCAATCAGCTCGGATTACAGCAGTTAGGGGCACAGTCCCAGCAGTGCTGCTGTGAGACGCAGAAAGAAATCCTTGAGAATCGCTACGATGCTGCTTTGCAGGCGCAGGCCGCACAGGCACAGATCGCGTCTTGCTGTTGCGATATTAAGGAAACCATTCTGGCGGATGGTCAGGCGACCAGACAGCTGATGCAGGAAAACACCATCCAGAGCCTGCGGGATAAGCTGGCAGACCGGGATAGAGACCTTCAGACCGCATACTGGCAGATTTCTCAGGTCAACCAGACCAAGAATATCGTGGATGCAGTACGTCCGACCCCGATTCCGGCTTACCTGACTTGCAGCCCGTACTTCGCATATAACAGTGGTTCCTTTTACGGGGGCGGCTGTTGTGGTGGAAACGTGCTGTGACCAACCAGGAGCTGACCGCTCTAGATCTTCTCAACCTGTTCGGAGTCTTTCTTCAGGCACTCAATTACCAGAGCGACCTGTCACAGGAAAGCAACGCAGATCTCGCAAGACATCTGCAAGAGCAGGACAAAAAGTATCTGGAGCGGATTCTGGAAAATCAGAACATAATAATTAGCATGTTGGAAGAATCCATATCTACCACAAGGTAGTCTTGCGTAAGGGGGTAGGCGTGGCCTACCCCCTTATTTTTTTAAAGAAGGAGAAAAATATGCTTAATGTAATTGCAAAGACGGCACAGACCGTCAATACCAATCAGAACATTATATTCACAGATACACGCGTCAAATCTCGGCGCTGTGGCTGTCAGAGCGGATGGCTTAGTCACATCGAGGGAAGCGGCCTGTTCACTATCACCAATCGTGGAAATCAGCCGATGGCGGTGGAACTTCAGTTCAACGCAAACGTGACAGCTGCGGCCGCTGGAGCAACCGCTCTTACGCTTGAGCTGAACGGAGAAGCGATTGGGGGTACAGAGATGGATTATACCGTGGTTACTGCGGATGTGTACCAGAACGTAAGCGCGGATACGCTTATCCCGGTTCCGGCTGGAACTTCCTTAACTGTATCGGTTGGAAACATTTCAACTGGAGCGGTTCTTGTCAAGGATGCGAATGTTATTATTAAGAAGCTGTCCTGATGGGAGGTGATCTCGTGATTACCTTCAAAAGCAAGGAAGACGTGCAGACGGTAGAGGATGTATACGCCGAAGTCAATGCGCGGTATATCGCCGCGCTGATGTTCCACGACCAGATGGCGGACTACTTCGACTTTCTCGGCTTGCATGGGTATAAGAGGATCCATGAGCACCAGTATTATGGGGAGAGCCGGGAGCGCCGGAAACTGAATCGGTACTATATCAATCATCATGGGCGACTTATACCTGATAGATTTACAGGAACGGTGAACATGATACCGGACGGCTGGCTTACTGCCAATCGAATCAGTGTAGGTCGCAGTACTAAGCAGAAAGCCGTGGAGGATGGATTCAACGCTTACAGGGAGTGGGAAGCAGAAACAAAAAAGCTCTATGAGAACTATTCCAAGAAGCTTCGAGACCTCGGGGCGGTTTCTGACGCTGTATTCCTGGAATCTATGGTAGAGGACGTGAGTGAAGAGCTGAAACGGCTAGAAAGAATCATCACTGACCTGATATCCGCCGGGTACGATATGGTCTATGTGGTGGAGAGTCAGAAGAAACTGCACGACAAGTATAAGGCAGAGGAAAAGAGGTGGGACAATGAGTGAATTGATTAAGATATTGGAGAAGCAGCTGGAGATTGAGAGTGCAGCAGCAAAGAATAAGCTGACTGCATCGAACCTTGACAGCATCTCCAAGCTGACTACGGCAATCTGTAATCTGAAATGCATTGAGAATGAAAGCTGGGGCCGGGAGATTGTAGCAGAAGCGGCGGAGACGGCCATCAGCAAGTATTCCAACGGAAAGTATGACCATAATATCGATGCCCTGTATGACGCGTATATCGCGGCAAAAAAGTCATATCAAGAAATCGGAGACCAGGGCCACCGGGACAAGCTCATGGAATCAGTAGGCCGTCTGATGGTAGAGGTCTACGATATGCTTTCGGCAATGGTCATTGATTCCGACTTTCAGGATGAAAAGGCCGAAATTATGAAGCGGATCCGAATGCTTGCAGATGGGTAAAACGTGGTGCCACCACATATATGCCTTATGTAGTATGATGGGAGTGTGAAAAGTTATGACTTTAAGCCGAAAGGCTTTGCCGATAGTTTCCCTCCTTTCAAGGATATGCGTCCTTAAAAGAAACCAGAAAACAATGTCCCCTTACCATTGCTCTGGGAGGTTGAAAAGCGGATGCAATTTCCGACGCATATCATCGGTTCATCTCCTCGACCGAACACCTCATATCTAACAGAGCGGGCAATACCCGCCCAAGCCCCTGTAGCTCAACTGGTAGAGTAACTCCCCTGTAAGGAGCTGGTTCCGGGTTCGAATCCTGGCGGCGGCTGTTGCAATTCGATAATCTCAGGTGGTGGATTTTGTCGCAACCACGCGCCCTACGGGCTAAAAGAGATGCAGGGACGGCGACGCTTGCGGGATTGTTGGATTGCTACCGGAATATATCATCAATGGTAGATGTGGAGGGTCGCGCCCTCTGTCCTGGTTCGATTCCGGGTGTTCCGATTACCTTGCCAGAGGTTGATCTGGCTCAATCCATTACCGCTGACGGGCGGTTAAGAAATAACGTTCAGGAGGATTGTAAGATGCAGAACTATGAGCAGATTCTTGCGGAGCTTGGTATCGAGATTCCGGAGGACAAAAAGGCGGATCTGAAAAAGAAATTCGACGAGAACTATCGCACAAAGGCTGATTATGATAAGGCTATCATCAAGAGGGATGAATATAAAACCTCACTGGATGATGTGCAGAAGCAGCTCGAAGAGTTCAAGGATGTGGATGTGAATGACCTGAAAACTCAGATTAGCACACTGACCACACAGCTTGCAGACGAAAAGAAAGCACACGATGACGATACCCGCAAGGCGGAGCTGGAAAAGACGGTTGACGAGTTCTTTGCTACCGTGGACGAAAAAGGAGAGAAAGTATACGACTTCCTCAACGATATCACAGCCAACCACTACCGGGAGGAGCTTTCCAAGGCTCTTGATTCTGATTCCGCAAAAGGAAAATCCATCGCGGATATCTTCAAAGGCATGATTACCGACGCGGACGGAAAGCAAAAAGCCGGAATCTTCGTGGATAAGCAGCAGGCAGCGGCTCAGCAGAGCGCGGCGAAATTTACTAAGCCTGCGCAGCAGAAAGGCACTTCCGGCCAGAAGTACACAATGTCCCAGCTCATGAAGATGAAGAACGAGAATCCGGATCTGGATATCTCACAGTATATGCAGTAACTGAAAAGAAACCGATAGCACATCAGGAGTGCTACCGCTAACCCACACACCTTTTAACAGTTAATGGGTAGAAAGGACTTTTTTTATGGCATTATTTGACCAGAAAAATTTTAACGGCGAGGTTTTTGGTGCCTACGTTGACCGGGTTCCGAACCTTAACAGAAACGAGCTTCTGAAGTCTGGCGCACTGGTAGAGAAGCCGCAGTATGCGGCAATGCTGCCCGACCAGACCGGAGGCAACTATATCACTGTGCCGATTAAGGCAAGAATCGGCGGTACACCGCAGAACTACGACGGCGGAACAAACATCACAGCAGATTCCCGTGACACTTACACTCACGGCAGAATCGTTGTAGGCCGTGCTCATGGCTGGACAGAGAAGGACTTCTCCTCTGATATCACTGGCGATGATTTCATGCCTGCGGCGGAGGAAGTCGCGGAGTACTGGGACGATATCGACCAGGAGACACTTGTGTCTACTCTGAAAGGCATCTTTTCCATGACCGGAACCGAGAACAAGAAGTTTGTGGACGGCCATACCTACGATATCACCGACAATACCGGCGAAGCTGGAAAGTTTGGAGAAACCACTCTGAACAACGCAATCCAGAAGGCTCTGGGCGATAACAAGTCCAAGTTTGCGCTGGCTATCATGCATTCCCAGGTGGCGACCAATCTGGAGAATCTGAAACTGGTAGCGTACATGAAGGGCACTGATGCGGACGGCATTGAAAGAGAGCTGACCCTTGCTACCCTCAACGGTAGAGCTGTCCTGATTGACGACAATATGCCGACCAAGGAAGTGACCGTGCCGGAATCTGATACTGGAAAAGGGGACGGATACACCTACACCGCGTATACCACTTACGTTCTTGGACAGGGCGCAATCGAGTATACAAACTGCGGCGCAAAGGTTCCGTATGAGATGGATAGAGACCCGGCGAAGAACGGCGGAGAGGATACCTTGTATTCCAGACAGCGAAAGATCTTCTCTCCTTACGGTATCAGCTTCAAGCAGAGCGGTATTGTCTCCCCGACAAAAGAGCAGCTTGAAAACGGCACAAACTGGGAGCTGGCAAACAACAACGCTTCTTCTTCTAAGAAGTACTTCCCGATTAAGGCTATCGCAATCGCGCAGATTGTGACTCGGGGATAAGGAGGATTCCGGCATGGCTTATGCAGATTATGAATTCTACACAGAATCATTTTACGGTAGCACTGTGCCGGAATCTGATTTTTTGCGGCTCACTGAACGGGCTTCTGACTGGCTAGATGCGGCGACCTTTGACCGACTGGTTGATAGTCTCCCATCTAGCGAGCGGAGCCAGAAGAAGATTAAGAAAGCTGTGTGCAGTCTGGTGGAAGTGATCTACCAGTTCGAACAGGCTAAGAAGCAGGCCGCTGCGGCAGCTTCCGGTTCTTCCTCGGCAGAAGTAGGCTCCTGGACTTCCACGGGCATTGTGACTTCGGTATCGTCCGGCAGCGAATCTATATCCTACGCCACCCCACAGCAGGCCGGAGCGTCTGCGAAAGAGTGGAGTGCGGTATATGCGGCGGCTGGCGACCCGAAGCAGGAAAATAAGCTCTTGCTGGACACGGTAAGGCCGTATCTGATGGGAGTAACAACAGACGAGGGTGTCCCACTCTTGTATGCGGGGGTGTGAGTATGAATCTACTGAAAAGACTTTTCTGCGACCATTCAAGACAGAGATATATTGGCTCGTATCTGGAAAAGGATGAGCGAAGGGATATGCGCACACGACATATATGGCAGTGCAAGAGCTGCGGGAAAAGATTTTGGAGGTAATAGCATGGATGCATTATTAACCAATATGACTATGGTTTTGGCGATAATCGGGGCACTGGCATTTTGCGTGTCAATAATTACGCAGGTATTTAAGGGCGTGGGCTTCCTGTCCAAGATTCCGACCGACGCGCTGGTGTTCGTCTTGTCTATCGGTATCACTGTAGCGGCTTTTGTGGCCTATATGCAGTATATCAATATGGTGATTCTGTGGTACATGATTCTGGCGGCTATTATGGCCGGATTCATCGTGGCGTTTGTGGCCATGTATGGCTGGGAAAAACTGACGGATTTGTGGAAGAGGATGAGCAAGACGGATACTTCCGGGAAATGGTGATGGCCTATGTATGACAAGACCATCACTCTATTCAACCGATACGATTCCCAGACCGGAACCGTCTGGTATCCACACATCCTCACGGGCGTAGACTTGAACACTGACCGCGGAGCGATTCTGAAAAAGTATGGCCCAGACAGTACAGACAATGCCCAGCTCCATGTGCGGTATCATTTTCGTGATGGCGTGAAAAAGATTACTGATAATGCGGGGAATGAGCTTGAATGGCTCTCACCGAAAGAATGGGCGAAGCAGACCAATGATGCGCTGAAAAACTCCATCACATTCTCCTCAGATAGCTTTTTCTGGGAAGGTACATGGGACGGCGGGACAGTGAACGATGCAGATTACACGGACCGGCGGTATGAGGGCTTCTACGCTTACATGAACGCAAAGCATGACAATGTGTTCTTAATCACCAGTGTAGGTGGACCGTATCCGCTTATTCCGCATTTTGAAATTCTCGGAAAGTAGGTGCGATATGGGCGGACGTGGTGCGAGTGGCAATATTCGAAGCCGAAAAATAGATTTTCATGAATCTGCAAAAGTTCCGAAAATGGACGGTGGAAAGCCTAACCCGTATATCGGAACAGAATACGATTCGGATTCCAACTACTACACTTTCAAGTTGTGGGAAAGGGAGAAAAAAAGAAGGGTATATGCGACTGATTACAAAAAAAGAACCGTCGGATATATTGACTTAAACAGCAAAGAAGTTGTTACAGATTACGCAAAAGGTCCTGTTGTGGAAACATTAAACTACTTCTTAAAGAATTACAGAGTCAAAAAGAAGAAGCGCACGGCGGCTTCATAACGATATGGCAAGCAGAAAGTTTCATTTCAAAAAATACAGCATTGTCGCCGGTGATGTAAAGATATCGCTGGATATGTCCCGGTTCAATACGCAGTACCAGAGAGCACAGTACAAGCTGGACGGAGAAGTCATGAACAGCATGATTCCGTTCATGGCGATGAACACAGGAACGCTTGTTAATACCACACGTGCCGCCAGCGCTGCGGTGCAAGGCTCCGGACAGGTATACGCCGCTTTTGGTCCGCAAGGTCGATTTCTCTACGAGGGAAAAGGCATGGTAGGAATAGAAAGCGGTAGCCCCTGGGCGAAAGATGGAGAGAAAAAAGTATTGGTCAGCCAGTATGGCGGAAAGACCAAAGCCAAAGAATTCCTATCTTACAATCATTCAGCCCACCCGCAGGCACAGGCGGAGTGGTTTGAACCCGCAAAAGCGAAAGACCTGGACAAGTGGGTTAGAGACGTGAAAGAAACGGCTGGAGGTGGCACATATGGAAAGTAATCCTATCAGGGCGGACGCTGGCGGATATGAGATTCTCACAGCGGCAATGCGGGAACTGCTGAACCAGTACCCCGGACTGTACAAGGACGAAACCATCAAATTCGAAGAATTGCAGGCCGACAGCGGCATTGCATTTTCGGCGGACTCCGGCGCATTAGTATACTCTGAAAAAGAGGACGTGTGCGGCGTGATGCACCAGACCTGTCAGTATCCGTTCTTTGTGGTCTACCGGACGGCATCGGACAAGGAGCGCCAGAAAATGAGCGTACAGGAGTTCCTTGATAATCTCGGGAAGTGGATATGCCGGGAGCCTGTCGCCATAGACGGCAAAGAGACGCGCCTGTCTGCGTTCCCGGCCTTGTCCAGCGGGCGAGAGATAAAGCGGATCACCCGCAATAACTCTTACGGCTTGGAACCGAAAGAGAGTGGTGTGCAGGACTGGCTCTTGCCTATCACTGTCCAGTACACCAACGAATACGAAAAATGGTAACTGATTACCGACTGCAAAAGAAGAATGCAGCCGCTACCCTATGAGCCTTTGAAAAGTTATAGGCAGAAAGGATTTTTTCATGATTGAAAGAAAATATCTTGCTCACTATCTGGATTCTTCTTTCGGCGCTGTAAGCACGACTTACGTTCGCCTTGGTAAGAACCTGGAAGAGTACAACGAAGAGCTGAACCCGGATGTGGAAGTTACAAAGAATATCCTCGGTGAGCAGTCCGTACAACATTCCGGCTATGAGGTACAGTCCGATGTTGATCCCTTCTACTATGAAGACTACGACGACGCACTGTCCAATAAGATTATGGAGCTGGCGAACACCCGGGCCACAGGCGATAAGTGCAAGACTACTATGGTTGATGTGCTTCTGAAGCCCGGCACCAACGAGGACGATGCGCCTACCGCGGTATGGGCGTACAGAGAAGATGTGTATGTCATCCCGACCAGTGTAGGAGGTGACACTTCCGGTATTCAGACCCCGTTCACCGTGTACAAAGCCGGAAACCGGGTTAAGGGAACCTGGAATGTTACATCCAAGACATTCACACCCGCAAGTGAGTAAGGAGGCCACCTATGGCAAGAGAACTGGTTCTTGATACCAGAGAATGGATCGAGATTAAGGATACTAGAGGTAATGTGACCGGCGGGTTCTATTGGAATCCGTCTGACCTGGATGTCGCGAAGCGCTGCGAAAAGGTTGTGGAGGTTTTTGAGAAGCTTCACGTAGACGAGAACGCAGGGGATGAAGAACTGTACAAAGTTTCTGATGAAATCAAGAAGCAGTTCGAATATCTTCTGAACACCGATGTGTCCGCATTGTTCCAGATCAATCCGCTTTCTCCCAGACAGGATGGAACACTGTATGCAGAGTATCTTCTTGACGTGATCATTACATTCATCGAGACGGAGATGGATGTCAGAATCAAGCACACCAGCGCCAGAATCAAGAAGTATACTGATAAGTATAAAAAATGAGCGCCTATGACCTGCCTGTAGCTCTGGAGGTTGCAGGCAAGGAATACGGGATAAGAAGTGATTTCCGGGCGGTCTTGGACATATTGATAGCCATGACTGACCCGGATTTGTCGGATTATGAAAAAGAAGAGGTAATGATAGAGATCTTGTACGAGGACGACATACCCGCCAGTGGATACGAGGAGGCCTGCGAAAAAGCTGTGAAATTCATTGACTCCGGAATGTCTCCGGACAGCAAACCACGTCACAGATTGATGGACTGGGAGCAGGATGCACCACTCATTATACCCGCGGTCAATAAGATTGCTGGTCAAGAGGTGCGGGGGCTCAAATACCTGCATTGGTGGACATTCCTTGGATTCTTCATGGAGATTGGCGAAAGCCAGTTTTCGCAGATTGTATCTATCCGGCAGAAAAAAGCTAAGCGTGTCAGACTCGAAAAATGGGAGAGAGAGTTTGAACGCGAGAATTACTCGCTTATCCATCTCAAGGTTAAGGAGACCGAGGATGCAAAGGCGGCGCGTGAAAGCATGGAAAAATGGCTATAAGGCGGTGAGCGGATGAAAGCAGACGGAAGCGTCATTATTGACACAGAAATCAACGAGGATGGCATTAAGGCCGGATCTGAAAGCATAAATAAGGCATTGAAAAATATGGCCGCTTCTACCGCTGATTTAAGCGATAAGGCGCGGATCGCCATTGAAAAGCAGATCAATTCCGTATCTAAGATGAACCAGCAGTATACAGCCCAGCTTCAGAAAGTCGAAGAGCTGCGGCAGAAGATAGAAGAGATGCGGAAAAAAGAAGTTCCTACACAGGAATACTCTGCATTGACCGCAGAGATTGAGAAACTGGAAAAATCCCTGGATGCTGTGATTGAGAAAGAAATTAAGTTCGTGGAGACCGGCGGCAATACGGAATCCTCCGCATTTAAGCGGATGGAATACGATATTGACCAGCTCAACGCAAAGCTGGATACGGCCCGGGCAAAGAAAAAAGCCTTGGAAGATTCCGGCGGCGCATATACTCCGATGATGAACACAGATTCTGGTGCCGCTGCGGTTCAGAGACTTGAGCAGGAAGAGCAGAAGCTGGACAACATGAACAATCAGCTCAATACGTCTTATAAGGCCCTGAATCAGAAAGTATCTGAATACCGTGAGAAGATGGAAGAGGCCGGGAAAGAAACGGAAAAGACTTCAAAAAATACGAAGAATGCCACGAAGTCAATTATTCCGTTCAGCAAGGGTATCTTAAGCCTCGGAAAGATGGTTAAGCTCATGCTTATCCGTCAGGCAATCCGGGCGATGATTTCCACAGCAAAAGAGGGCTTGCAGAACCTTGCGCAGTATTCGAAATCTGTCAACAAGGATATGTCAATGCTGATGTCCAGCATGACCCGGCTGAAGAATTCGTTCGCTACAGCGTTCGCCCCAATATTGAGTGTAGTCGCTCCGATTCTATCCAAATTCATCGACATGATTTCAAGAGCCGTAACAGCGGTAGGACAGTTTTTTGCGGCTCTTACGGGGAAAAAGACGTTCACGAAAGCCGTAGCCGTCCAGCAGGACTATGCAGCATCTCTTGACAAGACAGCAGACAGCACCAAGGACGCAGAAAAGGCGGCGGAGGGGTATCTGTCCCCATTGGACGAGATCAATAAACTGGAGAAGAAGGACACGTCAAAAGATACGTCAGGAACTTCCGGCGGCGTATTTCCAAAGGATATGTTCGAAGAGATACCGATTGATTCTAAGTTCCAGGAATGGGCGACAAAAATCAAAGAAAAATTGCAGCCTATCATTGATGCGATTAAGCGACTGAAAGAACCAGCTGTCGCACTACTTAAAAGCCTGGGCAACACCTGCAAATGGCTGTGGGATGTGATTCTTGCCCCGCTGTTCAACTGGCTTCTGGCCTCTGCGATTCCGAAGATCATTGATATCCTCGGGAAGCTTCTGGAGTTGATTAAGGTGATTGTGGACTGGATCAACAAGTATATTTTGCCTGTGATTCAGCCGATTGTAACAGCGCTTCTTAAGATGGTCATGAATATGGTGGACGGAATTCTCGATGTTTTGGACGGGCTACTTGATTTCCTTGTAGGAGCGTTTACAGGTGACTGGAGCCGAGCATTTTCCGGATTGCAAAAAATAGCATCCGGATTTCAGAAAATTATAATGTCCGTATTTACGGCGATACAGGATATCATGAACACTTTTGACGGTTGGCTTCAAGGATTTTTCTCTACAGATTGGACAAAAGCGTTTGGAATCCTTGGTCATACTTTAAATGCTTTTATGATAACAGCTCGTGATTACTGGAACGGATTGAAGGATACATTTAACGGAATCATCACTTTTTTGAATGGTGCATTTGCCGGAAACTGGCGGCAGGCCTGGAATGGTATTAAGCAGATTCTTTCGGGAGTGTGGCAAATGATAGTTGCTGTCGTAAAAGCACCTATCAATCAGATTATTGCAATGGTCAATTCAATGATTGATGCTACCGTGGCCGGTATCAATGCCGTGATTAGTGCGCTAAACAAGATTCACATAAGTGTACCGAGTTGGGTTCCTAAATACGGAGGTCGAAGATTTGGCTTTAATATTGGCAAGGTCAGAGCCCCGCACATCCCATACCTTGCGACAGGCGCGGTCATTCCGCCGAACGCTCCATTCATGGCAATGCTGGGCGACCAGAAGAACGGAAATAACCTGGAAATGCCGGAGAATCTTCTGCGGCGTATTATCCGGGAGGAATCTGGGCAGAAGTCTGGCGGCAACTATCGGTTTGTTGGCCAGATTAACCGGCGGGTACTGTTCGATGAATTTATCAGTGAAGCAAAGATGCGGCAGGCGGCAACGGGTATCAATCCGCTTGAACTGGGGTAGGAGGGTGTATGCAGGATTTTTTCAAATTCAACAATATTGTGGTGGCTCAGCCTACATCCTACTCGGCCCAGCTTGCCACGACATCAACAGAAGATTCAGACAGAGACCAGTCTCTCGTGATGCACAACACGCCTATTGCGACGATAGAAAGCTATGAGATGGGATGGAAGTATATCGGGGTATTGGATGCATCTACTATCCTTAAGCAGGTCATTAATAAATCAAGCTTCCTGTTGCATTACTTAGACCTTAAGGAAGGGCGATGGCGGGATGGATACTTCTATGCCTCCAATTTCAATTCCCCATGCCTGACGCTGGAGGATGACATGGAGTGCTGGGACGAGTTATCGTTTAATGTAATTGGGGTGAATCCGCGATGAAAAACGTAAGCAATGAATTAATAAGCACATCTTCGGAGCGCACAGATTATTATGTTCTCGCTTCCGTGAAGTTCGCAGATGGGACAGAAAAAGAGCTGTCCCGTAGCGACTTCTATTTGTCCGGAAACAGTTACACGGACGCCGCCGGAAGCAGTTCTTTCCCGCTCGGCGTGGCTCTGGAAAAGCAGATGGGGATATCCATAGTCAATGATGTTGACCAGTGGTCTACCTATGATTTCTACGGCGCTGAATTTACCATGTACTGCTGCCTGGATCTGGACAGCGGAAAAACAGAAAAGATCCTGCTCGGCACGTTCACGGTCATCGAGCCGGAATCTTACGGAAGCATCATAGAAGTGACAGCGGCGGACGCAATGTATCTGGGCGATACGGCCTATACCACATTGTTGTCATTCCCCATGACCGCCGCGGCAGCACTGCGGGATAGCTGTTCCACCTGTGGCGTGACGCTTCAGACAACTACATTCACGAATGGCGACTATGTGATCTCGTCATTCCCGGACGGTATTACACACCGTACACTTTGGGGTCTGTGTGCTATGCTGGCTGGCGGAAATGCCAGAATGGACGAGTATAGCCGCTTGAATATCATAAGCTATGACTTCTCATTCTTCGACAAGGGTGATCTGGATGGAGGCATCTTCGATGGTGCTACACCTTACGCCAGCGGAGACACGGCGGACGGCGGTTCTTTCAATCCCTGGGACACTGGATACGTCTACGATGCAGGAACATTTTCGGACATGAAAGACTATCACGTGTTTTTCCGTGCAAAGAACCTGACCGTGGCAACTGACGATGTGGTTATCACCGGAATTCAGACTATAGTTGACGATGTAACTTACCTGTACGGGGAAGAGGGATATATCCTTACCCTGACCAATCAGCTGATAGAGGGCAATCCACAAGATGCTATGAACCGTATTGGCCCGCTGATTGTCGGCGTGAGGTTTCGACCTTTCGAAATGGATCACATCGCCTATCCAATGGCGGAGTTCGGCGATGTGTGCTACATCATCGACCGAAAGCAGAATATCTACCAGTCCGTTATTACGGATGTGAATTTTACCTTCTTCGGCTACACGACGCTTAAATGCTCCGCTGACAGCCCTATGAGGAATAGCAGCAACTACTATTCCAAGACTACAGAAGCGGCGGTCAAAGCCCGGCTGAACACCAAAAAGCAGTTGGCAGAGTATGACAAGGCCGTCCAAATGCTCACAAGCCTTATCACGCAGTCCTTTGGCGTGTTCAAGACCGAAGAGGTACTGGGAGATGGTTCCACGGTATTCTACCTGCATAATAAGCCTACATTGGCAGAGTCGAAGACTATCTGGAAGATGACAGCCGATGCGTTTGCGGTATCTACAGACGGCGGAAAGACTTGGAATGCCGGTATGGATTCTTCTGGGAATGCCGTGGTGAATGTGCTGTCAGCAATCGGAATCAACTTCGACTGGGCCAGCGGCGGAACTCTTTCCCTTGGTGGAAAGAATAACGGAAACGGCCTGTGCTATCTGTATGATTCGAACGGGAACAAGATTGCAACGCTCGACAGTAACGGCCTTGCGGTTCTGAAAGGAACCATAACCGGAAGCTCTATCACGCTTGGCGGAAATGGAAATACCAATGGATATTTGAGACTCTTGAATGCCAGCGGAACCGAGATTGCAAAGATGAATAGTGACGGCTTACAGATGCTGAAAGGCATTATCAAACTTGGAACGCTTTTTTCTGTGGATGCTTCTGGAAATGTAATATCCAACAGCTTCAAAAGCTCAAATGCGGAGATCACAGGAGGGCACATAAATATAACATCTGATTCTTCGTCGGATAATACCATCGCCTTATCTATTCCAGTTGCAAAAGCATATTTTTACGGAATGGGTATGGAAGTAGAAGGAAAAGGAAACCTATCTGGATGGAGCTGCGGTCTTACCCTTGGTGTGCTGACAACAAAAGATTCCAGCGGAAGATTTGAGGTGTCAGGCGGAGATATGTACGCATCCGGATCCAAGAGCAGAGTTGTGGATACTGACAACTTCGGTGAAGTTCTTCAATACTGCTATGAGACCCCAACACCCATGTTCGGAGATGTCGGCACAGGCCAGACGGACAAATCAGGAAAGTGCTACATCTACTTCGACCCGGTATTCCAAGAGACGGTATCCGCTGATTACACCTATTGCGTATTCCTCCAGAAAGAGGGAAAGGGCGATATCTGGATATCAGAAAAGACCGCCGATTACTTCCTCGTAGAGGGTACGCCGAACCTTGCATTTTCGTGGGAAGCCAAAGTAAAACAGAGGGACTACGAATACCGGCGTCTTGATCCGCTCGACCGTTCGCAAGATGAACAAGATACAGATTACGAGGTGCTGGCTGCGGTCTACCTCGCCAACTATGAAAAGGAGATATTAGATTATGAAGAAACTGACTAGCTTCACCCATCATGTCACAGCAGAAGGAGACCGTATCTCCTACACCTATTCAGAGATTGACAGCACCGGAAAGCTGGTGAACCAGAACGTCCGGGAAAACTTCATCGTTGTGGATCCGGATCTTCAAGCGCACGTAGACGCAATCCGGGCGTACATCGAAAACAGAATGGAGGGATAGTATGGCGATTCAGAGCAGGCGTGGAGCCTACGGAGATTTCGACCCGAACAAAATGTTGCCAGGCGAATGGGCGTCGGTGTTGAAAGACGACCCCAAAGCACAGGACGGAAAGTCCGTGTATATGTGCTTTGCTGCCGGAGACGTAAAGCGCATGGCTACCTATGAGGACATGAAAGATAACATCAAGGAAGCCACGAAAGACGTTGTACAGGAAGTCACAGAAGAGTATGCGGGTGAGATTAAGGCAGCGACCAAAGCGGCCAATGATGCTGCGTCTGCGGCTGAATCAGCGACCGACGCAGCGAACACGGCGACCGGGTCTGCGAATACGGCAGCGTCATCAGCTACGGCGGCGGCCAAGGCGGCAAACGATGCAGCAAAGAACGTCAAGAATGATTTCTACGGGGCCTATGCGGATTTCCCGGAGACAGGTGAAGAGAATAAGATGTACATTGATACATCTTCCAATCCGAACAAAATCTACACTTGGGATTCTGCCAGTGCGTCCTATAAGCTGGTAAGCGGAGGCTCCGAAGAGAACCCGACTTATGACGTAACGCTTACTCTTGCGGTATCTGGATGGGTTGGTGATTTTGCGCCCTACATCCAGACCGTAGCATCAGCGGGCATGACGGCTGACAAGTCTCTGGTATTCGCCATGATTTCCGCCGGTCCGGTGCCGACTGATGCAGAGTATGAAGCCTATGGAAAGCTCACCGGCGTTGCGCAGGGTGTCAACAACGTGACTTTCTACTGCAACGAGAAGCCGACCACCGAGTTGAAGATCCGGGCATTTTGCGGAGCTGGATCCGACGAGGGCACAGACCTGTCAATCATCGGAGAGGGATTCAATGCCAATAAAAGCTACGCCATTGGTGACTACTGTGTCAATGAAAGCTTGCTGTGGGAGTTTACGGCGGCGAAAGGTACAGGAGCATGGGACAGCTCCAAAGTTACGCAGAGAAGTGTTATCGGCCTGATTCAGAGTTTGCAGTCCAGGGTCTCTACACTTGAGACACAGGTTAGTGCGTTAAATGCGAATATCCAACCACATATAGGCGAGTGCTATGTTGACTTCGTTATGTCGCAAAAACCGGTGTATGGTGGCACAGCCTATGTATCCACGAGCGTTTACCTCCCCAAAGAATATGGCATGACACTTAAAAGTGCTATTGCAGTCGGAGCCACCGGAGATTTTGCAAGCTTCTTGAGCCTGCAAAGATATGGCGATTATTACCGGCTCTCAACCACTAACGCCAATCTTGCAGGATATATGATACAGGCACAGGTTACGATTGCTTAGAGGTTGGTTAATCGCGATGCACACAACTGCTAGGGGTCTCAAACAAGTTAATAATACATTGCTAGTAAGCTTTAAATTTTTGATAAGTGGCTAGAAATTTTTCCAATCTGTCCATGCTCCATTATTAAATGCGCGAGTTGCCCTATTATTATACACATCAATATAAAGCTGAGAATACACAGAGTTTTTATTAGTTGGATGTAAACTATACGGACTTCTCATCACAAAAAGAAGACCATATGTTGAAAATCCAGAAGGCAATCCTTGAATATTATCCCCCGTGACATAATATATACCAGTTCTTTCCGGGGCATTAAGACTGTTTGTCTCTGTGTTTACTTTTATATTAATTCTGTCTTCAGATGTTAGATTCGCATTTAACGCACTACACATAACTCGTAAATCCAAATAAGAAAGGAGAAAATCATGGCAATCATGGTATCTTCTGCCCGCTCTGATGAGCGTGGTAAATACACCGGCGGTAAGCCGGGAGACCAGAAACAGAAATCAAAGACCAATGACACTAGGGGCGAGGTGAGTATGCAGCCGATGTATACCCACCGAAAAGGGTGGTATATCCTGCGCCCGAAAAAGGTATCTCATGCCGATGCGATTGCGGACGGCGGCACCAGGGCGGCGAACAATCCCAACATTGGCTATAGCCAGTCGGACAGGCTTGGCGTGGTTAAGCATGGCATTAACACCAAGGTTAAGACCAACGCAGACTGTAGCTCCCTGGTGCGGCAGGTGGTAAAAGAAGCGACCGGGAAAGACCCGGGCAACTTTACCACAGCCAACGAGGCCAGGGTATTGGCGGCCACCGGGCTGTTTACAAATACTGCTTATATCAACCAGTCAAAGACACCTGTCTATAATGGTGATATCCTCGTCACCAAGACCAAGGGGCACACCGTCATCGTGGTATCTGGCAATCCCCGCCCACGTGCCACAGTCGGCAATCCGTACCCGGTGCCGACCAGAACCATCAAACTGACGGATCCGATGATAAAAGGTGATGATGTAGGCTGGGTACAGTGGCATCTTGTCCGGCTGAAATGCATGGCAGCTAAGACCGCAAAGGGCAACAGCAACATTGACAGGATATTCGGTGGGACTTCGGAAGCTGGCGTGATTACGGCGCAAAAGCGGTATGGCGTGGATCCAAACGGTATTGTGGACGCTAAGATGGTTGAGATTCTGCGGTGGAATTAATATAAGCATTGACTTTTTCAACGTATCTGGTATAATGATTATATCGATAGCGCATGGGGCTATCGTGTGTCGTCTGGCCTTGCCCGGATGTTGAGTTGAAAAAAATACTTACTCATATGCAATCGCATATGGAGAGCGGCGTGGTCTTATGACTGCGCTGCTTTTCTTTTTTTGAAAAAAATGCAAAATACCCCTTGACTATTGGTACCAATAGTGCTATACTTAAATCATCAAAGGAAAGGGGAACAAAAAAATGAAAAAAGGAACCATCAAATTAAACAGGGCTTATGATATGTACACAGGATTCAAGGGGCAGGACACGGTTGGAAAGGTCTTCCGCAGAATCCCGGACGAACTGGTGCAGGGTCTGACAGCAAAGCAGATCGCCGCAGTTGCTGAAATCGTAGCGCAGGCTTACGAGGATGGAAGAGCATCCACAGGAGCAGAAATGATTGACAATAACGCTGTCTATATCAATAACCTGGACAAGGTGATCGAGTGGAACGAAGAAGGAGCGGAGTATAAGAAGGTTCAGGAAAAGAAACCTGGTTACACCGTGACCAGAAGCGAAAAGGTAAAAGATGGCGTTCTTGTGCCGAGATTTTCAGAATGAAAAGCGGCGCAGTCATAAGACCACGCCGCTTTTCTCTGCAACATATAAATAATTACATATTTCAACTCAACGTCCCCGGCAGGACGGGAACGACACACAGCAACTCCATGCGTTGCTGATATGATATATCATATCAGATTTTTGGCAAAAGTCAATAGGAGGATCGATTGTGCTTAAAAAATTAATAGTAACCAAGCAGGGCGGGACGGCTAGCAAAAATGCTGTAACATACCGGCTAACCCTTCCGGCGGAAATAGTCAAATCCCTCGGCATCACACCAGAGGACAAAAACGTGGAACTGGAAATGGTGGGCGATACGCTCACCATTAGAAAAGTCAAGGAGGAAATGTAAAATGGCAGCAGAAAGAACATTTAGAGTATGGGGAGCAAACGGACACAGACAGCGGGAGAGCTTCGAGCCGTCTTATAAATACAACTGGACGGAGGGCGAGGATATCCGTGAAGTCGAAGTTGAGAACTCCGACAAGACCGGGACAAACGAATATAGTATCATTCGGATTACCCGCAACACAGCCGAAGAATGTGAGGCAGAACTGGAAGGACAGCTGTCAGACGGCATTTTTGAGAGCGTAAACTATGGGAAGGTTGAAGAACTGGTTGACGGCTCTTGGATAGAATGGTAACATAAATTTATAGGGGAGGTGTTTGAGAGCCTTGTAAGCAGAAAACCCGTCCGGTTAATTCCGGGCGGGTTTTTTGGTGATAAAAGGGGGCAAAAAAGGGGCAAATAAATAGACATTTATATACGATATTAGACATTGTAAACCTAAAAAGCCTTGATTTTATGCACCCTTTAACACTGTTAAACACATTTAGAAAGCAGATAACGGGACTTTTTTTATCCGAGAAAATGCCGTAAATAAGCCACTTTCCCGGCTGTTCTGTGATTTTATGGGGCAAAAAAGGGGCAAAAATAAAAAATTGAACCGTCTGGGATTCCAGACGGTTATCTTTACAGCAGCAATGATATATTTGATATTTTCTCCCGGTCCCGCTCCTCCAGCCTTTTGGTGACGTGCAGGTAAACCTCTTTTGTGACCTTGCTGCCGGAGTGCCCCAGCCGCCTGGATATGGTCTCCAGTGGTACGCCTGCCTCTGCCAGCAATGACACATGAGTGTGTCGGAGTATGTGTGGGGCAATCTTTCGGCCTATCGCTCTTTCGCTGGCCTCCCGGATATACTTGGCGTAATCGTAGTAGTGCATATAGCCGCCGTCAAAATCCGGGAAAAAGAGCGTTGACGACTTCCGTAGCCCCGCCGTGTCAAAAAAAGCGTCAATCCTCTTGCACACGTCCGCAAGCTCCGGCTGGATAAATACGTCACGGGTGGAGGTAAAAGTCTTTGTGCTTGTCAACACCTGGTTATTATAGTCATAGTTTTTTGTAACGTGGATCGTCTGCTCCTGCCGGCTTACATCGTTCTGCTCCAGTCCGCACACCTCACCATAGCGCAGGCCAGACAAGACCAGGAACTCCGTGAGCAGCTCCCACCGCTCCGAGGACATCTCTTTGAGCAGTGCGGAAAGCTCCTCCCGCTCCAGGTACTTGTTTACCAGTTTCTCCCGGCGTGTATCGTTCGGGAGCTTTTTGAGCTTGTCCAAATAGCGTATATCAGCCACCAGGTCATTCTCATAGCCCCAGCGGAGCATTGCCTTAAATCGTGTAATGTACTCGTTGTATGAGCCGTTCTCCAGGTTGAGCGTGTCCATCTTTTGCTTGATGTATCCGGCTGACAGGGAGGACACAAGTACATCAGCTCCAAGACATTGCGTTGTGGTCTTAAGGTTGTAGTAGTTGCGCCTGTAGGTGGACAGCTTAAAGGCCTTTTTCTGGTATGCCAGATACATTTCCACCATCTTCCCGAGCGTCAGCCCTTTTTCCTCCGGCTCCGTGTTTAAGGCTTCCAGCTTGCTCCGTATTTTTGCGTTAAGCGCTTCAAGAGCGACTTTCCGGGTGCTTGCCGTGTTCTTTTCCATTACCACCGACACACGCCCGTATTTGCCCGTTAGAGGGTTTGTATAGCGTTCGACAAACTTAATCTTTCCGCTTTCCAATTCTTCCGCCCACATTTTTTTATTCCTCCTTGCATTTTTTTGCATGGAGTGATAAGATATATATGTATTTTTCGTATCACACCCATACAGTGGTACTCTAAAAAAAGGCCTCCTGCCCCAGCAGGAGGTTCTTTTTTTACACATAATACGGATCCGGTTTAAGCAGAATCAGAATCAGGTCGATAATCCATCCAATTCCGCACAAGCCGACAGTCAAGAGCCATATGATTCCGGTTCCGATCTTGCCCTCATAGAATCTGTGGATGCCAAGCCATCCGAGAAATAGGCATAAAAAGAACGCTACCCATTTTCTTTTCGCTTTCCCGCCGACCACGGCTGTAACCTTGGCGGTATTGTTGTTGTTGATGACGATATTTCCCGGATTTGCAGCCTTGAGCTCCTCCACCTGCTTCCCACATTTGGGGCATATCATGCAATCAGCGTCAATCTGCGCTCCGCAGTGCTTACAAAACTTAGTTTCCATATTTTCCTCCTTTTACTTCCCTACGGTGTAACTGTCCACTCCATCACAGGCTGATTTCCTGCCGTCCATCACGGCCTTTTTTAATGTATCCAGATCCGGCATCACCTCATCAGTGTTGACCAGTTCGCCCCTGGCTTTTTCCATGCAGAAGTTATCGTACACAGTCTGGGCTACAGTCACCCTTGCCCGCATAGAACAATGATTGTCGGCAACAATCATATTGAGCTGCTCCCGCCACGACGAGCCAGTCTTTCCAAAAATGCAGAAGTATGTCCGCCGGATATCCTCTTCTGTGAAATGCGCGTTTACATACCAGTGTAATATATCCCTCATCCTGACTACATCATCATCGGAGCTTTTCGCCAGAAACCCCGGATGACTATACTCCATGATATACCGCCCCATGTCTTGCCCACAGGCGGCAAACCACTTTTCTAATGTCCGGTATCCCGGCTCACCTATCCCGGATTCCCAGTTTTGGATAGTAGCTACAGACCGCCCAAGAGCCTGCGCCATGAATTTACGGGACTTTCCCGTAGCGGTTCGGGATTTTTCGAGCATTAAGCCAAAATCCCTCGCTCTGTCTACCTCTTTCCTTTGCATATAGTTCCATTTCCCCTCCTGTTGAAAAATAATTGGTAGATCTTCAAAAGAAAACTGCTAAAATATTTTAGTTCTTTTTGAAATCAGATTAACCAACTACTTTTCCGTAAGTTGTTTTATAATACAAGCATATCTTATTACAATTTTAAACAGATTGCAACACAAATAAACAAATTGACAAATACGAACATACGTTCTATAATTTAAGCCAAGGAATGGCGAGAGGGGGATCTGCATGGGTGACAAAGAACGAATGGAGCAGTACAAAAAGGAGATCATGGAACTGGTGGAGAAGATTCAAAGTGAAAAGTTTCTGAAATTTTTGAGAAATCTTATAGTATCATTTAAAAAAGAATGGGGATATTGAAAAAGGCGGGTTATTCCCCGCCTTTTTTGTAAAGAAATTCAATCATGTCGAAAACGCTTTTTCTGTCAGAATCTTTAAGATTCATTAATAGCTTTACATGCTCTACGAGTGCTTCGTTTTTCATCATAGATGCAAGAAAGTCTGTGTCTGTATCAAGCCCTTCTTCCCATCCAAGCAAATAAGCTGGTGATGTGCATAGGGCATCGGCCAACGTCTTAGTATATTCAGCAGGGACTTTGTCAATATCGCCTTTTTCATATCTAAATATTGTAGACCTTGATACCCCGAGTTTTTCGGCCAGTTCATCAGCACTCATCCCGAGTTGTTTACGCCTTTTTTTCATTCGTTCTCCGGTTTCCGACATATTGTCACCTCCTTTAAAAACATAATATCACTAATGATGCAATAATGCAACAAAAATAATTGCAAAAATGCGATTTTTTGTATTGACAAATGAGACTTTGAGCGTTAATATATATACATAGAGTTGCAAAAATGCGACAGAAAGGAGATGTAAATGTGGCGGTAAATGTATCGAGATTAAGAGGAAAAATCGTAGAGCATGGAAGCACCCAGGAATCCGTTGCTGATGCAATCGGCATGGATAGAAGCACTTTCTATAGAAAAATGAAAAGTGGCGGCGCAAAATTTACCATTGGCGATGTGCATAAAATCGTCGCTGCAATTCCTCTCAGTAAAGAAGAAGCCATAGATATTTTTTTTGACTAATAGTCGCGTAAATGCGACATAAAAGTATCACGAAAGGAGGGACATATGAAAAGAAAGGTATACGTCATGGACTGCGGCGATTTTGTAAAGATTGGCGTATCCAGCAATCCGGCACGAAGAGCGGCAGAAATACCGTTCAAGGTTATTCAAATCAAGGCAACGCCAGCGATTAGAAGCATGGAAGCTTTCCATCTGGAAAGAGCCATGCACCACATATTCGAAAGCTTTAAAGAGCCGAGCGTACCTTACAATGAGTATTTCAGAATCCCGTTCAAGTATGCGGCCAGAGAGTTGATAGAACAGTTTAAAGCGAATGATTGCAATGCTCCGGTTATGGAAATGCTCAACTTTTTTGAACAGGAAGAAAGAGAAAAGCTTTTAGAAAAGGAAATCGTGAAAAAAATAAAAGAAGCGCTCCCGAACATGGACGAGCGAAGCAAAGGTTACTTTTTAGGGTATGCGGAAGCGATGGCTTCCAAGACCGAGAGGGCAGAACCGGAGAAAGAGGAGGAATAAACATGGCATTTTTGGCCGGATTTTTCGGCGGTGCGCTGTTCGGTGCAACAGCACTGATGGTATTTGCCGTCTGCTATGCGGATAAGGTGGATCGGTGTGAGGACTGTGAACTGCGGAAGAAAGAAGAAAAAGAAAGTGCTCCAGCGGGAGATTAGGGCCTCCCACCAGAGCGAGTAACCACATTGATCGAGCCAATGCGGATACAGGATCAGCATACCACTTTTCTCCTGTATCGGCAAGAGTACAGGAGGAATTTTATGGGAGAAAATGAGAAATCGACAAAGTTAGACACGCTGGCTGCGGAAATCATCGAGCAGCAGCGGGAAGATTATAGAAAGGAGAGCAGAATCCTGCTCACAATCTGGTTGATAACCTTTGCGGCCTTGGTCGTGAGCAACGGGATCTGGATGTGGAAAGTATGAGCTTGTATTGTAACAAATCCGAAGCCGCCAGATTCTTCGGAATGTGCCGGTCTACCATGTACGGGGTGGTGGACGGTATACAGAAAGAAATAAATGCAGGGCGATACAGTCAGTATGCTATCGCCGGTGGCAAGGTAAGCAAGGCCGTAGTGCTTGACTATCTTCGCTATCGGCACTTGCTGACTAACATAAACACACGAAACCTCGTCCCACCCTATGACGAGGCCGCAGCTATCCGGGCGGTGGGAGAAATGGGGGCGGGTAAATGACGGACGAGGCTATGCACTTGTTCCGTCATGGAATCGTAGCCCGTGCGTGTCTGGACTATGACACAGCGATTCGGTACCTGGCAAGATCGCCGGAGAAACAGACAGAAGGCAGAACAATCCAGCAGGAAGCCGTCAAGGCGGAGTGCGAGCGGTTTTTCTATAGTAACTGGTTCCGAGTCTTGTGTGAGCTAGACGGAGAGACGGTCATGCGGGGCGTGGCCAGAAATGGTTACTGCGGAAATAACTTCACCGCAAACTCACACATTGGCCGGAAGATTCAAGGCAATAAGCGCCGGGAGCGGCGCAGAAAGGAAATGGAGGAGCATGAGAAACGAAAGAGACATTCGTGAATTCAAAGCATTTCTTCGTGCACTTATCCCCATGATGGTGATGGGATGCGGGATGTATGCTTGGGCGCTGATTCTGTGGATGGTGGCTGGATGAACAAAAAGATGATGATTGCCGGATTGATCATTGCCGGACTTGCTATAGCGTCTGCGTTGGTAGACAGAAAAGTGGAAGCCGCAGAACGGCAGGCAGATCTGGAACAGTATATTGAGATACTGTGTGCCCCTGATATCTGTCCGGAATTCGTGGAAGCTCTTATTGAGCGTGAGAGCCGATGGAACCCAGAGGCGGTGAACGGGGACTGCATTGGACTTATGCAGATATCCGAGCGGTGGCATAAGGAGCGCATGAGGGCGCTTGGTGCAAAGGATTTAAAAGATCCTTTTGATAACATCGATGTCGGGATTGATTATCTTCGGGAGCTGTTTGAGAGATACGAAGATCCGGGCATGGTGCTGATGGTCTATAACGGGGACAGCCGGGCGAAAGACTTACAGGCCACTGGAAACTTGTCCGAGTACGCAGAATGGATTCTGACACGCTCCGCAGAGCTGGAGCGAGAACACGGCAAATAAAAAAGCCCCGTAGCCGAGGGGTGGCAAAGGGGCATAGGAAAAAATCTACATTAAGAGTAGCAGATAAGGAGGGAGAAGTCAATGGAAGATAATGATCTGGTAGTACAGGCCGACAGATACCATGCGCTCTGCGCTATGGAAGGCCGGGTGAATGCACTGGTTGACTTGATTCGCGCCAAGAAAGAGCTGACCACGAATGATGCACTTATCATTCTGGGGTATGAGCCTGAGAGCGATAATCTTACCGCCGAGGACTTGATGGACGCAGAATTGAGGGAAAGAGGAAAGTATGCTGGAGAATCGGAAGAATGATATCGACGAGCAGGAACTGATAGAGTTCGGCGTTAAGCGCGGGACTGTACAGGATAGAAAAAGAAAAAGCTGGGAAGCATCAGAAAGAGAGGAAGAATATGGACGAAACGAGAGCAATCATTAAACAGGAGCAGGGCTCCATCAGCTGGAACTTTGAGCAGATGAAGGGATATCTTCAATCAACCTTGGAAGAATACCGGACGGCGGTGTTCACTGACGCATCCATTCCGGTAGCGAAAAAGGTAGTTGCCTCCCTCCGTAAAGACCAGAAGGAATTTAAGAGCCGGATCACAGAGGTCAAGAAGGAGTATATGAAGCCTTTTGATGAATTCAAGAGCAAGGCAGACGAACTGGTGAGCCTGTATGACGAGCCTATCAATGTAATTAACGACCAGATTTCTGATTTCGAAGAGCGAAGAAAGGAGCAGAAAAGAGGGCGCATCCGTTCCCTGTACGAAGAAAATGTATCCGTAGACATGGAAGCATATATTCCGCTTTCGAAAATTTACAATCCAAAATGGGAGAATGCTACATTCACTGAAAAAGAAATCGCCAAGGAAATGACGGCCATCAATCTTTCTACGGATCAATCCGTATCCACAATACAAGGAATGCACTCTGACGCGGTTCCTCGTGCGCTTGAAATGTACAGGCAGGATTTGAGCCTTGCCAATGCAATCGCTTACGTGAATGCATACGAAGCACAGAAAGCCGATATTCTGCGGCAGGAGCAGGAAAGACAGCGCATGGCAGAAATCGAGAGGGTACGGCGTGAAGAGCGGGAAAGAGTGGAAGCTGAACGCAAGGCAGCAGAAGAAAAGGCTGAAGCAGTCGAGCAGGCCAAGCAGGAGGTTGTCGATATCCTTACCCCGGCGGAATCAGGCGATACAAAAACTTATACATACCGCCTGGCATTATCCGAAGAGGGCAAGGACAAGTTCGAAATGTACCTTGATAGTGTTGGAATCGAGTGGGAGCTGATTTGATGGAAAACCTTGAATGGTATGAAAAATATAGAAGTGTTCCGGAAAATGCACAAAAGCCAATTACAGCAGGACGCTTGAAAAATAAAACTGATATTAACCCCATGTGGCGTATTAAGGCGTTGACGGAACTGTTCGGCCCGTGCGGCATTGGCTGGTACTATGAGACAACACGGAAGTGGATTGAAGAATCCGGGCAGGAAGCTGCGGCGTTCGTTGATATTAAGATGTACGTCAAAGTAGGCGGTGAATGGTCAAAGCCAATCGAGGGAAATGGCGGCAGCATGTTTAGAGCATCAGAAGCGAAAGGTCTTAGAACTTCTGATGAATGTTACAAGATGGCAACAACTGACGCTATATCAGTAGCCTGCAAGCAGCTTGGAATTGGAGCAGATATCTACTGGAATGCAGATTCCACCAAATACACAGCGCCGGCTGAAAATCCACCTGATAAATACGGAGACGAGCCTGCGAATCTGGCAATCCGGAATACTATTGAGCGTATCTGCAAACAGCATGGTCTGACGCCTGATATAGTATGCAAAAGTAACCAGATAAAATGGGAAGAAATTACAAACAGCGAAGCTGAACGCATGGTGATGTCGCTGAAGAACAAATTTAAGGACGAATAGCATGAAAGTAACAGGATTCCTCGTAGACCTCTTCCTGGACTGGAAGAGCAGAAAAACCAGAGTGACTTTTGAGGTTGACGCAAGGCCGGAGGACTTGGAGAAGCTGAAGGGCAAGAAGCTGACAGTTGAGATTAAGCAGTACCGGGAAAAGCGGTCACTGGATGCCAATGCTTATTATTGGCAACTGCTGACACAGCTTGCCGATGCACTGAATATCTCCAAGCCCGCAGCTCATAACCGGATGCTCCGGCAATACGGCCAGTTGATGATTATCGATGAACAGGCCGTCTATACTGTCCTCCCAGATACCGAGGAAGCAGAAAAGGCCATCAATGCCGCCGAGACTTACCACCTCAAACCCACGTCACAGGTTAAGCAGGGCAAGGGCGGCAAGATGTACCGCACGTACATGATGTTGAGAGGCTCCAGCGACTATGACACCAAAGAGATGAGTGTATTGATTAACGGGCTGGTAGAGGAGTGCAAGGAGCAGGGGATTGAGACTATCCCGCCGGACGAGTTAAGGAGGATATTGAACAATGCGGAAAAGTATAATCCAGGCTGACAGAAAAGTATGCTTCCTGTGCGGGCGGAACGGCAACGGGGATCCGCTGGAATGCCATCATGTTTTTTTCGGGAAATCCAACAAACCGCACTCCGACGAGGACGGTCTTGTGGTCTGGTTATGCAGCGAACGGTGCCACCGTACAGGGAAATGGTCAGCCCACCAATGCGACGATACAAACCGATACCTTAAGCGGGAGGCGCAGAATGTATGGGAGTGGGAAAAGAGAAAGAAAGGCATGACACCGGAGGAAGCCCGGAAAGCATTTAGGGACAGATACGGAAAAAGCGAGTTGTAGCTAATGCCAATCCTTACGGATTGCAAATAATATATCACACAAGTGTAAGCCATCAATTTATCACCTGCCACGATTGGCAGCCCCGCCCTTCGGGGCGGGAGAAAGGAGAAACATGAACAGCAGGGAGAAAGGGAAAAAGGGCGAACGAGAACTTGCCGGAATCCTTAAGGCTCACGGCTACAAAGCCCGCCGGGGTCAACAGTATTGTGGGACAAGCGGAGAGGCTGATGTGGTCGGTATCCCTGGCGTACACATAGAGTGCAAAAGAGCAGAAGCGCTAAACATCTACACAGCAATGGCGCAGGCCGTCCGGGACGCGAGACAGGGGGAAATCCCCACAGTGTTCCACCGCAAAAACCGGGAGGAATGGCTTGTCATTATGAAACTGGAGGATTACCTGGAAGAGAGGAGGGAACGAGATGAAACAGCAGGATATAGAAGCCCGGTTGTTGTTTCGACAAATCGGGATAGGCCGGGAGCGGGCGATAAAGAGACCAGAGAACCGGAGTGTTGACCGAAAGCTCCGGGAGTTGATAGCAGAAGCCAACTTACACGGATGCTTAATCATCAATGTTGGCAGCGGTATATATATCCCAAGGCTTGATGTGCCGGAAGAGGACAGCGAGCTCCGGGAGTACATAGCCAAAGAGACCAGCAGAGCCTTAGAGACGCTTAGAAAAGCGCAGGCTATGAATAAGTCGTACCAGCGATTGAAAGCCGTCCAGCAAGGCCAGACAAGAATAGAGGACTATGTGGAAGAGTGGAGGCAGGAGTTGAATGAGGGATAGCGTAGTATTCTATCGCAGTTTCTACGAAGCTGTTAAGAACCTCCCGCCGGAAGCATTTAAAGAATCAGTGCAGGCTATCCTTGATTATGGGCTTGATGATAAGCCACCGGACAAACAGGGCACGATAGCACACACTGTCTTTACCCTTGTCCGTCCGCAGATTGACGCAAATAATCGGCGTTTTAAAAATGGGTGTAAGGGCGGAAAAGAACCAAGTTGTAACCAAACCCGAACCAAACCCGAACCAAACCCGAACCAAACCGTAACCAAAGCGGAACCAAACTGTAACCAAACCGTAACCAAACCCGAACCTAAGGAGAAAGGAGAAAGGAGAAAGGAGAAAGGAGAAATAAATAATAAAACCATTATGCCGCCGCCTACCAGTAGGGGCCGTCCCGCATACCAGTATGGGGAAGTGGTTGATTATTTAAATCTCCGAGCCGGAACCAAGTACAGAAGCACCTCCGAGGATACCCGTAAGCATATACGGGCACGGGTCAATGATGGCTATACGCTTGATGACTTTAAGGCCGTGATTGACCGCAAAGTTGAGGAGTGGAAGGGTACGGAGTGGGAGAAGTTTTTAAGACCGTCCACCCTGTTCGGGAGCAAATTTGAGAGCTACTTGAACCAGAAAGAGGAGCCAAAAGGGAAAAAGACTGCCTTTAGCAACTTTTTGGAACGAGATTATGACAAGGGCTTGATGGATAGCCTTGTCGGGAGGTAAGGGAAAATGACAGAGCAGAAAAGAAAAGAGATCCGGCGGCTGGAAAAGCTGCATGGGGTCAAGGTCGGGGAACGCATAAGGCTCCGCATACAGAGCACACTCCGAGACGAGGAAGTAGACAGCGACGGGGTACATGAGATCCGGGGGAAAATATATCAGTTGTATGAGCGGTTTGTGGTCATCAAGACCAGCTTCGGGACACACCCCAGTTACTTCTGGAGCGACTTTGAAAAGTGGAGGGTAGAATGAGCAAGACAAGATTTTCGATTTCGAACGACGCACCCGAAATACCTATGATTGGAGTGGGCGAAAAGAAGCTGGAGACAGCGGAAATGGATTGCCCCATGTGTGGCGGGAAAATGATAGTAACCGTGTCCAGCTACAACGGGCACAAGCGCGGGCACTGCGAAAAGTGCGGCGCGAGATTCATAGAGTGAGGAGGGAAGAACATTGTGTAGATTCAAAAGTGGAATTATATTCAAGACCCGGTGCGTGGTAGCTCCGGGAGAAAATGACAGTCACAGCGATTTGCTGCATGAGCTGAACATTGAGGATACTTATACCAACGCGTCAAGGGTATTTGTACGGGCCGAGCTTGTCCCGGCAAATAACGAGTGGTGGACAGACCCGGACGGCTGGAAGTACGTGGTAGATCAGGACGTGACACCGGACTGGTACGATACAGATCCGGGTAAATACGAAGAGGAGTTTCGGCGGGCAGTAAAAGCATGGTGGGGTGAGCACGTACTTGTAGACCAAAAGATTGACGAGTTAAGCAGCGGATACTACCGCTTGAAGCGGTGCGAGGTCAAGAAGTTGCTGAATGACGTTAAGGTATATCTTTACAGCTCCACGGTCGGAGAGATGTGGGACAGCTCCACGGTCGGAGAGATGTGGGACAGCTCCACGGTCGGAAAGATGTGTGGCAGCTCCACGGTCGGAGAGATGTGTGGCAGCTCCACGGTCGGAAAGATGTGGGACAGCTCCACGGTCGGAAAGATGTGGGACAGCTCCACGGTCGGAAAGATGTGTGGCAGCTCCACGGTCGGAGAGATGTGTGGCAGCTCCACGG